CTTAATTAGCTTTTCAGGTATATCAGATAACGCTTTTATATTTTCTAAAGCAGCTTCAGATGGTATTTTTTCTTCTGCTGCTATTACCTTTACCCAATCTTCTAATTTTACTTCACTCCAACTGTCAACTACATTGTAACTTTTAGTTTCTTCTTTTTTCTTGATTTTTACTTTCATAATATATAATAGAAATTGTTAATATTTAGTTTACGCTAATATAATTTTTTTATATTTGCAGCCTGTTTCCATTTTCTTATCTAGGGGTTTGCCTTGTGCAGCCCCTTTTCTTATTGTACAAAGTACCTACCAAAGTTACTATCAATTTCATAATACATACGCATTGCCATAGCATCTGAATAGTCAGGTGACCTACCTATTATGTCTTTGACTGTATCTTTTGGTAATATCTGTAGTTTATTGTCTTTGTCTATGTCTTTCATTCTTACCTGTTCAAGTTCTTCTATGATGTCATTCTTTGCATTTACATTATTACAGTTTATACCTACTTGACCATTGTTAATAAGTTCTGCTAACTTATAATAGCATTGTGTTTTTAAGTTCTGAAAGTTTTCGCCCTTTAATGCTCTTGCATTGTTTTGAAATTGTTGACATCTAAGGTAATCAGTAACACCACCCCCTACACCATCAGAGTCCACAATTATATTTCTCAATGGTACACTATTCTCTTGTTGTAATTTCTTTATTTCATCTACAACATCATTTACAGCACTTTTAAGCATGGTTTTGATATATCTAAGGTGTAGCCCTTGCCAGAGCATAATAACTGTTCTATCAGCTCCAAAACGCGCCACATCACAAGATATGTATTTGTCACCATCTATTCCTTTATTGTCAAATATCCCTAATATTGCATTGTAGTCTATAAGTGAATCTTTACTAAGGTCATATTCCCAGTTACCAAATAATAACCTCTGCTTACTTAGTTCATCTAATTTATTAAGCTGTTCTTTGTAATGCTTTGATATATTCTGATTATCATCTACAAGGGCTTGTATAAACTTTCTGTATTTAGGTAGTTTACCTTCTTGATGTTTTTTGTAGAACTCTGTATATACCCAATTCTTTGAAGGATTGCAAGTTAATATAAGTTTAGGTATAAGATTATATTCATCTAGCTTATATCTTATTCTACTGCTTACTATGTTTTTGGCTTTTTCTGTGACCTGATTGCATTCATCAATTGCAGCCATAGTAAGCTCAAGAGAACCCAAAGAATCGAAATTACGATCAGAAGGATACTGAAACAAGTCTTTAAGAACAACCTCAGAATCATTAAAAAATTTAATAATGTTTGTTTGCGCATTATATATATAGTGTTCAGGTGTTGTTAAGTTCCATTGTTTGCATACTTCAAAAAAAGTATTTAATGTTGTTTTCTTTAATGTATCTAATTTAGCACGGCCAAGTAAAACTCTTATTCCTTTGTACTGAATACAGCTTGATATTATTGCTGCACATATAAACCAACTCTTACCACCCCCTGCACCACCACCAAAAAGAATTTCATTAGTTTCATCATCTTTTAGGTATTCAAAGGCTTGGTCTTGTTTAACTGTTATTGTTGGTTTTATTCGCACCTATATTAAATTCTATAGTTATTGGTTCATTACCTGAAGTAATATCTACTTCTTGTTTTTCGCTATATCCACGTTTACGCCCTCTTGTTCTTAAAAAAAATGTGGTAGCTTGTGTGCTACCTTTTTCTATTTGTTTCTTTAAATGAGATTCTGCAAAGTCTATAAATTTACTATCTATGCTATCAACTGAATTACGATACGCTTCATCTTCTTTATACCACTTGTAGTGTTGCGTTCTACTAAGACCTGTTTTATCACACGCTTCTGTAACTATGCCTAAAGACTTTTCAAGGGCTTCTAGCATTGTTTCTTTACTGACTTGTGTTCGCTTTTGTTCGTTTTCCATACTATATAATAGAAATTATTCATATTCATTTGGTAGCATTAATCTAATGCCTAATTCACTTAACGCCCATATTCTTATTTGGTCTGCATATATTTCAAAGTCTTTTGTGTTCATTCTTGCTGAACTATTGATTACTTGCAGCCCTACTTGTTTATCATTTACTTCTATGCTTTGCCATTCACTTGCAAATTTTACTTTTAGTATATCATGCATTTCATCAGGAAAGTATCCTATCTCTTGTGCTAATGGTTGTACTATACAAGCCCAATAATAACTATTCTGCATATTTGACCTATTGTTTCTTTGTTTCTTTACATCTACTATATAATCACTTTGTAATTCTTTTAGATAGTTTATTAGACTTTGCTTATCTTTATCACACTTTATTACAAACTTCATTAATCAAAAGATTCATTTACACCTCGTTCACCTATTAGTTTTTCTTTTGCAGAAGCCCATAGCTTATCACCTTTTTTTGATAATGTAGGTTCTGTTCTTATAAGACTAGGAAAACCTTTAAATTCCTTATCGTATTCTTGCATCCATTCATCACACTTTTTACAGTACGCTTGTTCTGTACGCCACTTACCATCTATATTCTTTATAGTAGCTTTAGTAAGTTCTAAAGTATCATTACATTTATTACACACAAATTTTATCATAGCTTACCATTTGGATAAAGACCGCCAGTTCTTGTTTCATTTTTTGGTTGATTTTTAATTATTTCATCTAACTCAAAGTGTAAATGATTTATAGCTTTGCGTATATCTTGTATGCCATTGTCATTATGTTTGTTCTTACAGCGTAATAAGTAAGTTACAGCCGTACCGATATTGTAATTTAAATCAAAATTAGAAACAACATCTTTAGCCATGTATCCATTCTTTCCTTTATAGTATTCAGGTATTTCGTTTTCCTTAATCATTTTTTTTGCTTTTTATTTTATAATATACATAACTTAATATTGGTGTTCCAAATATTAATGTTAATAAACTTGGATGCGGTTCACCACATACTCCTGTTAAATGTCTTAAAAATTCTATCATTTATATTTTTCGTATAGTTTTCTCATAGTGCTAAACATAGTGCTAAGACAAGAACCACAATTTGTTCCTGTGCTATAATTAGTTGTATGTATAACATTATATATTTCTATCATCTTCTTTTTTACTTTTACATTTTTTGCCCTGCCTGTTTTGATGTCATTCCATATTAAAAGTATTTCATCTATTATTTCTTGCGGTAAATCATCAGGTGTATCTATTTCTGTTGTCTTTTGCCACATCTTTTCAGGACATTCCATAGGTGCTAATCTTGCTTTGATCTTCATAAAACATAAGCATCTTTTACATTGTCCTGTAGGCTTGAAGTAATAAATACATTCCTTACATATTGCAAGTCTATCTTGATATACTTCTTGACTTGTAAAAAATTTATTCATTCAATTCTTTTTTTAATATTTCACGCACCTTATCTATTGTAGAAAATAAACTGTTTCTGCTTATGCCTGTTTTCTTAGCAAGTGAATCTAGTGTGTTGCCTTCATAATAATATAATTCAAAAACCTTTTTATCATACCAATATATCTTTTCTAGTTCAGCGTCAATTTTATCTAGCTTTTCAAAGTCATAGTTAACGTCTATTGTTTCAGGTATATTGTAAATGCTTTTATGTGCGTTTTCTTGTGTTACAGTTGTCGTGTAATTGCTTGATATATTAGTGTAATACTTTTTATATTTATAATAGTATGCACTTCGTGGGCTTGTTAAAGAACGCCTCAAAGCTACTGCACCATATCTTATTAATCCTTCTTCACCATCTTTTTCATATATATCCATTAGTACCTTTGGGTTGATGGTTAAAAAATAAAGCATTAATTCTTGTACGCTATCGTTAATTGCTTCTTCATCATTTGTTAATCCGTAAGCCATCTCTTTAAATTTAGCTGATAGCTTAGATATTATATGATAAATCTTATTCATTGACTGGTTGTAATTTTTCTAATCCATCCACCAAGTCGTGCAGCATATCATTCAATATAACTTTATAAGATTTTACGATAGCAGCGTTACGCTTAGTCTCTATACCTGCTAAATATCCATTTGTCATTACTGACAAGTTGATAGGTAATATCATCAACCAATCGTGCCAGTTGTTTTTCGTTCTGTGATTTCCGTAAGTGTTATGGTATTCTATTATTACGTTAAATATTTCTTGATAATTTCTCCATCTTGTATCATTAGAAACATCCCTAACAAATTCTTTAATTAACTTTATGTAATTGTCTACTAATACTTCGTGCTGCTTATTTGCGTAAATAGGTTTTTCCACATTCCAAATATAGAAAAAAATTTATTCCAATCCCTTTTCTTTTTTTAAGTTATTAACAATGGTTTTGTAATAAAGTATATCTTCTTCTAGTTCCCAAGCTAATTTCTTTCCATTTTGTTGTGCTAAAAACCCTAGCTCATTTGACGTTCCTTCACCATATTTAGCGTTTAGACTAATACCGAACTTCCATTGTTCTCCTTGTTCATACATATTACACTTTACGCATTGGACTTGACAATTCCATTCGTGCCATCTTGTTGCTAAATGCCTTCTGCTTTGAAAGTGTCCACATTGCATTTTCTTGTAATGATCAATTTTTCCACAGGTAAAGCATTGACAAATACCTTCATCTGTTGCTTCACGCAATCTAATAAATAAGCTGAACCATTTATCTAGCTCTTTTTTAAGTTTGCTTATTGTTTTTTTAGGCATATCCTAGTTTAGCTTTCCATTCATCCTGCTTAGTTGTTTGTCTACCTTTGTAGAACTGACCTCTTAAATGTTTGTTTTCTTCTTGTACTTTTCTTCTCATTCTTGAAATACCTTCTGTATTGTGTAATTGGTTAGTAGCATACATAGATAAAAATTCGTAAGCAGATATGTTGTGTATATCTATATTCTTAGCTGCTAATTCATTTGCCCAAAATCTAGCTATTAATTTACAATCTGAATCTCTTAAGCGTTCATCTATTGTTAATAGTTTCTCTATTTCTTCTTTAGTTTTCATAGTTTTTGTTGTTTTGATATATTATCATAAATAATAAAGATAATATAATTGGTATTGCAATTAGTGTTTCCATTAGTTTAGTAGTTTTGTAGGTTCATAATGATAATAATATTTCTTTGCATAATTCATAGGGTACTTTGCTTCTCTCATAGTTACCTTTTAAACCTTGTGTTCCTGTTTGTGAACCTCTTGGTGCTGATACATGACAAGTATCACCATTTTTACATATAGGTCTAGGTAACCAACCTTGTAATTTGTTGTCACCAAACAAATCATTGCTTGATAGATGATTAGTCCATATATCTGTTGGTTTCATTCTTGTATCTCCATATTGACAATATGTTACTGTTGCTCTAGGTAATTTTTGCATAAAACTTAACTTCCTTAATTTACCTCTTGGATTTTCTATAAAAAAATAATCAGGTTGTAAAAAATCTATTATCTCTAATGTTTTTCTAACAATTTGACAGCCAACTATTGCTTCTAATGTTTTTGGTGTATGGTCTTTATTCCAATGTTTTCCAATACTTGCTACACTAAAATATGTGCAAGGTGGTGAAGCCCAAATTACATCAGGCTTAAAAGGTACTTTTGTATAATCAAATTCTAATATATTTGTTACATAATCTATTTTATCAAATTTTTTTATATCACTTGTGAAAGTTTTATATCCAAATTCCTCTGCTACCTTACTAAAACTTCTACTACCTGCAAATAATTCTAATAAATTCATGTTAATAGTTTTGTAGGTTCATAATATGGTACTTGTTTTGGATCATTACCTAATGTGTGTACTTCATAGTAAGCATTGTCAATAGTTTTCTTATGACTATATACCCACTTATAGAAAGTTCTTATATTCATAAATGGTTCATCTTTACCAAATCTTACGCCTATGTGAAAGGCTTCTTCTATCTGCTTAAAGTATAAATTTCTAAATCTTCTTTCTGTAATTAAATCTTGTGCAAATATCTTGCTTAGACTTGCTAAAGTTTGTGCATCAACTTTATGTCCTATTTCTACAGAAGTCTTTGCTAGTAGGTCTAAGGCTTTTTCTGACAGTTCTTGTACGTTGTAATGTTTTAAATGTTTCATAGTAATTCTTTTGCTTTCTGCCATTCACTTATTTGTGCATCTAATTTAGACATTTTTTGCTGAGGTTTATCCCACTTCTTTTGATTCTTAGCCCAACGTAAAAGTCTTAATTTTATTTCAAATGTGTTTTGTTTTTGATATCTCATTTTCTTTTTTCCTTCTGTCCAGTAATTAATAAAATCTTCTAACATATCTTTTGGATAATCAAAAGTCATAACCTCAGAAATAAATTTTTCCTTAGTTATATTTATATTACTTGTATTATTAATACTTGTATTATTCTCTTTGCTCTTTTTGTATATAGCCCTATCATCTTTTTGTACTATACCTATCCTCCTTTTAATCACTTGTTTTTTATCATTTCTTTCTACTTCAATATTAATAAATCCTAAGCTATTTAAATCACCTATCCATCTACTTACTGTGTTTTTACTTACTCCATATAATTCTGCAAAGTAATTATTAGTTGCATAACAGTACCCTAATTTGCCACTTAATGCTGTAATCTCACCATATAATAGTTTTGCATTAGGTTTTAAATTAGAGTACCTTACACTTGAAGGTATTATAGCATAGTAATTAGGTTTATTCATTCTTAGCTTCTATGTTGTATTTAAATTTATAATCTTTTAAAGCAAACTTAATCTGCTCAAATATATTAGAAAATTTTAAATAAGATGTATTTATAGTGATATATACTTTTCCACAATACAAGTGAAATATCATATCATCACTAGGACTGTCAGCTATATTATGTTTTTCTAAATGCTTTTTAAATTCTTTATAACTTTTAAATACATCTTTACCATTATTAATATAATCATATTCCTTTTTTACTTTATTATATGATTTTCTATAAGCACCCCACACTTTCATGTATATATCATGCTTTGTTTCATAATAGTACACAGTAGCTCTATTCTTTTTAATTGCTTTTGCAATAGTAGAATGCTTAATACCTTCTTGGTTTCTAGCTATCATGCAGCATACAGCCCTTGGTATTACATTTTGACTTTCTCTTGATTTACCTGTTATTGCATCATCAGGTACATTAAGCACTTTGTTTGTCAAGTGTAATATTTCTTGAAAGTTTATTTTTGCATTCATAATTAAAATGGTAGGTCATTATTATCTTCACCATCATTATAAACATCATCAGCTTTAGACATTTGTGATGAAGTCTTTTCATTAGCAAAAAACCATCCACTTATATTAGTGTACCATTTGCCATTATATTCTCTTGATCCTACATTAACAGATATATCATAATGATTGCCTACTTCCATCTTTTCTACTCTTTCTATTTTATCACCCATAACATCAATACATACCTTTGTTTTATATGCATCTTCTTGTTCAATAATAATAGACTGTTTTTTCCATTCATTACCTGTTTTACTTATTCCTCTTTGTACTTCTAGTTTTTTAATTAGTGTCCCTGAAATTGTCATTGTTTTTGTTTTTAAGTTAATAATTAAATAGACAGGACATTATCTCTACAAAGTATAACCGCCCAGTTAATATTATAATGATAATAAACCTGTCTATTGTGTTTTAGTTGTTTTTAAAATCTTCTGATTCATCTTCACCAAATACTCCTAATTCATAGAAGCCTGTCATTTTTAAAACTGCTCTTGATAAGGCTCTTTTTTCTGCCATTTCTAATACGTAAAATGTGTTTGTATTACCATCTTTAAAGCTATTACCTTTTAAAGCTGAACCAAATGTTTCTACCATTTTACCATCCTTTTGTGCAATAGCTTTTACACTTGCAAAATTAGGCTCACTCTTTATTAGGTCATAGTAGATAGTTATATTTTCAATAGCTTGAATCTTCTCAATTCCTGACCTTGTGATGATGATATAGTGTTGATGCTTAAACACATCATCTTTTGTTAATTCATATTTTATATACTTCTCTTTTAGTTTTTCTGTTTTCATATTTTCTTTTTTAGTATTTTTTCTATGTTTATTAATTTTTGTCTTAATTCTATAACTTGTAATTTTAATTCTGCATTATATTTTCTTAATCTCGAAACATCTGAACGTGCTACATCTAATTTAGCATTAGCAAGTTCTTCTCCATATTTAGCATTTATACTGTTTTGTGGTATATAATCTTTCATTTTTATAAATCTATTAAGTTAATTATTATTACTTCACTATTATTTTTCTTGTACAAATCTAAGTATTTTTCTTTTAATGGTGCTTTATAATAATCTTGCCATTGTACACCCCTATCTATCATATCGCAACAAATCTTATCAATTTGTTGTACTGTACCTATCATTCTATAAGTTCTATTAGATTTACTAAGGTCAAAAAATGTTTTACCACTATTTATACATTTAGCTTTTTCATTTTTCCAATAGATAGACTTTGTAACGTGGTCTTCACAAACTATATCCATTGTACAAAAAGTTTAGTTGTTAATACTATTATTAATAAAGACATACAGCTTATTAATAAATTTTCTAAGAATTTTTCTTGAGTTGGTTTTACTGTGCTAACAGCATAATCTCTTATGGTGTTTAGCTTAAAGAATCTAGCAACTTCTTTAGCATTCATAATTTGCTGCCTTCTTGATTCTCTGTTAATTACTTTAAATTGTGTTTCCATTTTTATTGTTTTTTAATTAAGTTAATATTTTAAAAAATAATCCTCAATGATATCTCTCAATTCACATCTTAATGATTCAGATAAATTGATTCCATCTAGTTTTGGCAACCCACCATTGTGATTGCATTTGTAAATTTTGTTTTTATATGATATTTTATATTGAGTATAAAAGTCATGCATTTTGTGTGATAAGATTTTCATAATTTCTTTTGTTTTATTTGTTTATAATATTATTTTCTGTAACTGTAAAACAATCTTCTTTACCATCTAGTTGTATACCTAGAGATTGACCAACCCCACCAATAAAATAAATATTTTCATTATTTATTTCTTGTATGAATTTAATTGTGTTTGTCTTTATTTTTTTTTCACCGAAGATTGTTGTGTTAAAACTAACTGTTTCACCTATTTGATATTTTGTTTTCATACTGCAAAGATACTAAAAAAAAATAACTAACAAAATAATTAACACAATTATTTACAAAGTTATTAACAAAGAGTATGTTTATAAGGTATTATAAGGATAAGGATATAACTAATACTATGATTAGCATATATATAATAATGATGGGTAATTGGTGCTTAGGCTTCATTATAAAGGCATTAAAAGGTTAATTGGTGTTTTACCACCTAAAACAACACCACAAGCAATAGCAGGCTTCTTACCACGTTTAGCATAAGCCATAGCATAACTATCGTGATCTATCCCACAGCCTACCTGCATTCCCCAAATTCTAAAGTTTTGTCCTACATAATGTTCTATGTAGCATTGTGTATGTAGATGTCCTTGTACTGTATTTTGCATATCTGCACGACATTTAGTTCTCGCAGTACCTGCTTCTCCATGGATATATTGCACATCATCTATTACTAATCTATCTACAAAATCCCAATTAGGTACTTCTAATACTTCTTTATAGGATTTTATCCATTTACTTGGTATTAATGATGTTTGTGCTTTTCTCATAATCATTCTATCGTGATTACCTAATATAACACTTGCTTCAGGAAATGCTTTATACCAACGTGCTATCTTTTTAATAGCTACCTCTAATTCTTGTTTTCCTGTATATTCTGCTTCAATATCAATTTCATGAAAAGAGCTGTAATGATTATCTATAATGTCGCCAATAAACACTACTTCATTACAACCATAATATTCATATTGTTCTAAGCACCATTCAAGATAGCCGTCTAAACAAAATGGCTCGTGCAAGTCGCCTATTACTAAAACATTGCGTACTTCTTTTTCACGCATCCTTTGAATAGCGGCTATCTCGTGAGGTTTTAATCTATATCTGTTGTTACTTCTTTGCACTATCTGCAATTCCTTGACCTATTACTAATGCAATCATAGAATGCATAATAGCAGTAGTTTCTTCAGGATTTAATCCAAATGATTCGTGCAATATTTGTACTAAGATAGCAGCTATTGTGTACCACGCTTTTTTAGATTTTAAAATCTTACCGATTAAAAAGTTTTTTAATAATTCGTTCATTTTATTTAAGTTTAGTTAGTAAATTTATTTTAATTGTAAAGCCAAATCACATTGGCATCTTTGTTTTTATCAACATCACAATGTATAAAAGTCTTACCTATTCCTATACGATTAATTCCTACATCCATTAGTGCTTTTACAATTATATATCTATCACGGCTACCTACACAAGCAATATCTGCTGCAAGGCCTTTTAAATGGCTTGAACCAACACGCCCACCAGCACGCTGATTCCACGCTTCTGACCTGTAGCCTGATGTTATTTTAAATATTGTTTTACCATCTACATTCCCACGTGCATAGTCTAGCTTTTCAAGAAAGTCTTTATCCATTTTAGAACCAGAACCAGGTTCATCAGGTGAATCAAACTCTGAAAGAGTAAAGTATTTTAAGTCCAAAAAATTAGTTTCTTGGTTCTGTGTACACCCACACTTTAACTCCCTTAACTTCTTTCACAAATTCCTTATCCATACCAGCATATTTGTCTTGCTCTTTTGCTACTTTTTTGTTATACTTAGGGTTCTTGCTATTTAGTTTTTTCTTTTTCATAGTTTATAAATTTATATATCGTGAAGCATATCGCTAATATTAAAGAAACGAATGTGAGTATTTCATTACATTCTGTTATACTTAAAGCTATTGCAGAACTATTTGCTACTGCTACTTGAATTGTGTCTTGTATTGGTTTCATTTGTATTTGTTTTAGCCTGTAAGTAAGACTTTAATTTAGTTTTATTTATGTTTTTTACTTTATATCTTTTTTTCATTATGTCAAATCAGGTGTTAAGAAATCTCTTAATGTTAATTTGCTACCTTGATTCATTGGTCTTTCAAGGTTCATACCATTGTAATATGCATTACTATCAGGATTAACGTCTGCACCACTATTCGTTGAGTATTCAGGAAAGCTAGATATATTATTTTTAATATAATCTATTAATCTTTCTGTGTAATATTCTGCTGTATTTCTCACTTCTTCTCTCAAGTGTTGTGCTTCTTCTGTGCTTAAAGCTGTACCTGTTTCTGAAGTCTTTGAATAGATATTACCGTTCTCGATTTTAAATCTAAGAAAAGGTATAGCGTGATAGAACGCCCAATTAGGCAGCATATCACCAATATAATCATCTACTAAAGTCTTATATGCTGCGTTAGCAGGGTCTCCTATAGTTCCTGCTATAATAAGGTCTTTTAGCTTTTGGTTAAGGTCTGTGCCTAGCTTAGTTTCTACATACAGCTTCTGTGCTTGCCTTACGTATGGAAGCAACAAGTCTACATCCACATTTAGATTGATTGCTGTGCTGTCTTTTAATTTACTTTCTGATATGAATAATACGTATGCCATTTTATCTTGGGTTTAAAAATCCTTCGTTTTTCATTGTCTTAGGTGCTTTAGCAACTAGGTCATCATTCTTTTCTATTGCAAATCCTTCCATTCTTGCTTTAGTTGCTGAAACTATTTTGTCGGTGGTTATTTTGTCAGGGTACACCACATATCTATCATCTTTAATTCCATTTGTTGACATATAGATTCTACGCTTCCAATAATGCTCACATATTGCTCCTCCTTTGTAGAGCCAAATTGAATATTTATCTGATCCGTATGGACCGAAGCCTGGATTAACAGCTATCCTACCCATCCTTAAAATATCTTCTTTACGGTATATTTTGTTTGCGTCCATCATTTTTTCGCAGAACTCACGATTTGTTCCTGTTTTGTTATACAGTTTTTTATCTCTTGCGTATATGTACCTTACCTTAAAGTATTCAGTTCTATCTTCATTTAATCCGTCTTGACGGCTTCTTGTGTTTGGGTTTGCTCTACCTGTGCTAGTTTGTAGTTCTAGCTTTTCATTTGCTATTTTATTCAGTTCAGATTCAAAATCAAAGTCTTGATGCTCTCCATCTACAACTTCATCATCTAATAATTCCCAATCTTCAGGAATGTCTTCTAAGGTTTCTAAGTATTTGTCTAACTCTGTTTTGCTAAAGTTCATTAAATCGTCGTGACTTTCGCAAGCCATATATACAGTCTTGCCTTCGTATTCGTGTTCATGGTAACCTGAACACCCTAACTCTTCAGCCTTTGCAAGTGCTTCTTCCTTTGTGCTGTAAACAGGATTTCCGTCAATCATACCAACTTTAGCAAATTCTTCACTTACCACTTTTTCTTCTTCATTTAATGGTGGTAACCCCAAAGATTCTCTAATTTCGTCTTGTGTCATAACTTCCCTTACTGTTTTAGAATCAAATTGTACGGTAAGAGGTTTAAGCTGTATAAATTCAACAGGCAAGTTCATATTGTTTACTTCAAATATTGTATGTAGTGTTTCTAGTATATTTAATTGGAATGGTCTTACAACAGTATTTTGATAAAAGTTTGCAGCGTTTATCAGCTCGTCTGTATTTGATGAAAATCCATTTTTAGAATCTATCCCCATTAACGTCTTAGAAGTCACTCTATGGGCTGTAAGTATGTTTTGAACCAATAACTCCTGTAAAGCGAGATATTGCTTGTCTGCGTTGCTAACAGCTATTGGCGTGATTTCAGGCACTCTGCTTCTATCATCAGAGAACGTCAGCACAAATTTACCACTATTTGATGCTCCTGCGAATTTCTGTGCTAGACTTTCTTCTATTTGAAAGCGTTCTTCTTGCGTTGGTATACCATTCGCAAAGGAGATAAAATACGAGCCACTAAAACCATTTTGTATGTTGTTAAGATGGAACTCTGCTACCCTTTGGTCTACTAAAGCCCAATTGCACCCTGAAACGTAGTCAGGAGTATGGTATATATCCATATTAGGGCTGTAAGAACCTGTATATATTAACTGACTAGCAGTTGTTCTGTCATTTTGGTCGAATGCTTTTATAGGGTAGGGTTTGTGTATTCTAGTATTACTCCAATCTGCACTAATAAAATACGTATCAACTTTACCCATAGCGTTGGGTCTTCCTGCTCTTACTCTTTCTACAGGAACGTGATAAATTTCTGCTATTTCTGTCCTTGCTTGATTCCAAATCACGTGAATAGCATAAGCACCTTGAAGTTTAAAATCAAAAGCAACTTTTTTAATTATTTGATGTACGCTTTCTTTCCCATT